TACACTGCATTTCAAGACTACTTCGCTACACAGAAGACTTTGTTCGAGCAGATCGCTACGGCTACTCAGACTGGTTTCGAGGAGTATGTTGCTGACTTGAAAGCCGAAGGTGATGAAATCATCGAGACGATCAAGACGGACTACAGGGACGAAATCACGGAGTTTGAAGCGGCACAGGAACAGGTTTTCAACACATGGTTCGAGCTTATCAAGGGGCAGTTGTCTACCGACATTGCCGGAAATCTGCAAAATCAGATTACTTACAATGGCGATAGAATCACTCTGCTTGAGTATATGGCTCAGAACAATGACTACGTTGCTCCTATCACTACGGACGATGGCGATAAGACCGCAATCCTCGTTGATGATTTGGGTAACGCACTGATCGCAAACTGGAAATACAAGGAGGTATAACAAATGTCTACTCTACCCATTGAAAATGCAAAGAAATTTACGGACTTGTCCGTAATCACCGAAGCTCCCGACAATGCGGTACTGCTCATTCACGATGGCAACGGAGTCAAGCAGATTTCCGCCGCCAATCTGAAAAAGGACGTGAAGGGTCTTATCGACACCGCACAGGCAATGATTAACGCAATCGCTACTACTGGTGCTGGCGCACACAACGCTATCTACCGTGGTAAGTCTCTCGGTTCTGCCGTAACCGAAGCTCAGTGGGCGGCAATCAAGGCTGGTACGTTCGAGGATATGTATATCGGTGACTACTGGACTATCGGTGGTGTCGTTTACCGTATTGCGGCATTCGATTACTACTACAAGACTGGTGACACTTCCTGTGAAACTCACCACATCACTCTTGTGCCGGACGGTAATATGTACACTCACGTCATGAACGATACGAACATCACCACTGGTGCGTATGTCGGTTCTAAGATGTACACCGAAGGTCTGACACAGGCAAAGACTACGATCAACAGTGCGTTTGGTGAAGCGCACGTTCTGAACCATCGTCAGTATTTGAAGAATGCTACGACTGATGGCTACGAGTCCGGCGGTAGCTGGTATGACTCCACTGTGGAACTCATGACCGAGCAGAATGTGTACGGCGGTAAGATTTTCGGTAACAGTTTGAACGGCACTGCGCTTGCGGCGAACTATACCGTAGATAAGAGTCAGTACCCTCTGTTCGCTTTCCGCCCCGACATGATTTCCAATAGAGCGTGGTTTTGGCTGAGAGACGTAGTTTCCGCTTCCGATTTCGCCGATGTCAACGGCGCCGGTAATGCGGGCTGCAACGTCGCTTCCCGCGCTGGCGGTGTCCGCCCCGCTTTCTCCATTAAATCTTAAATCTGCGCCCCCTTGTGGGGCGCATGAACGGAGGTAATGACTTATGTCTGTATTGAAACGAAATCGGAAAGCGTCTCAGTTCGAGGTTTTCCATCATCTAAATAAACTGAGACGAGATATTACCGATTTGCTCCTCCGTGACTTCGGTTACAGCTTCGAGAAAGCCGAGAAACGGCTTGAGAGAAGATTCAGCGGACGCAGTTACGAGGAACTTACCGAAATGGAAAAAGGAGTCTACGACAGGCTCAAGAAAAGGTGGGAAGCGTTTGACGAGTGGTTCATCGAAGACCAGCGGAAGATCATCGTGGACTGTCTGAGGGACATTACCAAAGAGGTGTATATTGCGAACAGCATTTACCCTACTTGCCGGGAAGAACTCATTCAGCGCAGACTCCACCAAGACGAAGCGTTAGGTCAGTGCTACAGGCTCACCCAAGAGCTACAGTATGCGATTGAAACTCTCCCTGTGAATGTGAACACCTACACCCAGTTCGGTGACGCAATACAGACAGAAATCAACCTCATAAAAGGTTGGAGAAAGTCTGACAACAAATTTCATAGGGCAATCTCTGATTCCGCTTCCAATTTCGCCAATGTCAACAACAACGGTAATGCGAACTACAACAACGCTTCCAACGCTAACGGTGTCCGCCCCGATTTCGATTCCGCAGTTAAATAGCCTTTTGAGCGTTCTGCGGACAGAGAAAGGAGAGATTGTCCTTCCTTATGGTAAATGCTAAACACGACACCACCTCTTACGAGAGCTGTGGTTATAAGCGTGAAATATTTGATGGTAATGCACTGTATGACGCTTTTGTGAGGGCAAAACAAGGAAGTGACTGGAAACCACAGGTACAGCAATTTGAAATGACCTATCTACTGAGTCTTTCCAAAATGCAAAAGGAGCTTGAAAGTAAAACTTACAAATTCCTTCCCTCACAGGAGTTCGTACTGAACGAAAGAGGTAAAACGAGGTATATCAGCGGTGAGCAGATACCCGACAGAGTTGTAAAACACAGTCTTTGTGATGAAGTCTTGTCTCCCGAAATTCGCAAGTATCTGATCTATGATAACGGAGCGAGTATCAAGGGTAAAGGGATTGATTTCACGAGACGTAGGCTACTGGTTCACCTTCGGAAGTATTACGCACAGCACAAGTCCAACGATGGTTATATCCTGTTGATTGACTTCTCGAAATACTACGACAATATCCGGCACGACAAGCTCTTGGAGTTGTTTGAGAAGTACATTCACGATGAAACCGCCCTGTGGCTACTGCGTGTGATCGTAGACCGCTCGAAGGTAGATGTTTCGTACATGAGTGACGAGGAGTATGAGAATTGCATGGACGCACTCTTTAACTCCCTTGAGCATTCGCAGTTGGATAGAAGTCTCCTCACAGGAGAAAAGTTCATGGCGAAACACTTGAACATCGGAGACCAAGTGGCACAGGTAGCCGGGATAGCCTATCCGATACCCATTGACAATTATATAAAGATTGTCCGGGGTGTGAAATTCTACGGTAGGTATATGGACGATAGTTATGTGATTCACGAAAGCAAGGAGTATTTGGAAGAACTTCCGCAAGATATTATCCGCATTGCGGCAAGTATCGGTATCACAGTCAACACCCGAAAGACCCGGATATGCAAACTGTCTGAGTATTGGAGATTCCTACAGACCCAATACTCCCTCACCGACACTGGACG